TAAAAGCAATAATTATAAAAGAGTCTGGTACAGGTAAAACCCCCAGTTTAATAAATGTACATCGTGCTTATAAACAAGGTCACATCGAGTATGAAGAAGCAAGCGCATTAAACTCAGATTACGATTTATCTAATAAAATTAGAATTAGAGATTTAGACTCAAACCTGAAAAAGCAAGACTCGGGCTATTACAGTATTTATTATGGTGCTTGACTTATTACTAAGATAAGTGTATTGTTGCTTTATTAAACCAACAAAGGGAGAAAAGGGGGACACAATGAGTACGATAGAAAAGCAAGTGGTGGTACTAGAAAGCGATTGTGTATGCGCAGGCGAAGATGGTCCGGACTACGGTGAGTGCTTCGGTTGCTATGACGATGCTAAAGAGAATCTTAAGTATCTAATCAACGCTTGGGTAGACGCTCAAGGTAAAGAATTTTCTGAAGTCCGTATTGATGGAACGGGGATGGGATGGCAACGCCAAAGTGGCTACGCCCACATAGGACTAGATGACATCGCTGAGATACTCTCACTTCGCGGTGACTTCCGTATTGTCTTTACTTTAGAAAATTGCGAACTAACTGCGACTCGGTCATCTCATGATGAACCTACGGGAGCGCACTTCACCTTTACGCCAAGCGACACGCCAAGCGAGTAAGGTTGCGTATATTGATTGACTATGTTATGATTACGCCATAACGAAAGGGGAACAAAATGAAATGCTCAAGTTGCTCCATAAGAGGTATCAACACTTGTTACCATATTGATGTCAATAAAGATGAACTTTATACAGAATATCTTGATGACTAAATAGTAATTATAGAGAAAGCCCCCACCAAGCGTGGGGGTTTTTCTTTGCCGTGATGCCCTTAGCAAAAAGTAAAAATTAAACAGCTGCCGCTGCGCAACTGCAAACAACTTTTGCATCTGCACTATTTACTGTCGCCGGAGATGTTAAAGAATTTGATGTAATTTGATGTGACATACAACACACTATAGTGCTTGACTTATGTCTTAATGTGTTGTATTATTCTCTTAAATCGAAAGGGGAAAAAATGCTAATTTCACCAAAGCAACTCGCGTTCGCGGGAAGCCTCGCTAAAGAACGCGGAGTCGCGCTCGCTACTGATTTCTCTACTTGGTCAATGAACCAAGCAAGCGAGGAAATTGCTCGCCTACTCGCAATGCCAAAGGTTGGCGTACGCGTACTTCCTGAAGGTATCTACTTCAAGGATGGGATTGTCTACAAGGTTCAAGTGTCTGGTGCTGGACGCTCATACGCAAAGGTATTGCGTGAAAAGGGTGGGTTCGAGTACGACAACACCGCCATCAAGAACTTGTCCATCGAGGACAAGATTACGATTGAGCAGGCTAAGGCGTATGGCGTTCAGTATGGCGTCTGCGTTGTATGCGGAGCGTTGCTTACAGACGCAAAGAGTGTGGCAGCAGGAATTGGGCCGGTGTGCGGTAAGCGCATCTAAGTATTAAAAGTTAAGCCCCTCGCATACGCGGGGGGTTTTTCTTTGCTCACCACAAACAACTTCATCAACTCCGAGATACCTGGCAGCATGTTTTTACTTTTTGCTAATTACGATCCAGCCGATCACTGCAAAACTATAAACAACTTCATTACAATAACCTGTAGTACCTCTCGTCCAAGATGCGGTTCGCTTACTAAAATAGTAAGTAGAACCTAGAGAAAGGAAGAGAGATGAGCAGAGATAAGAGCGAGGTAGAGTGCGCTGGGTGTAGTCAGGTAATGCTGAGTCAGAAAAAGACTATTGACACTTCGTGGCATTATGACAAGAAGACAGGTGACCTATGGCACTTGGAGTGCTGGGAAGCCTTCAGGGCTTGGTTTGACTTTCCTGACCCTTCGTGCTAGACTCGCGCTAACTAAATAGAAAGGGGGGTCAGTCATGGAAAACCTTGACAACCTCGCAGTAATAGATGAGAGCGTGGAAGCACCACGCTATGAGATTGAGTATCCACAAGAGTTGTGGTCGGAAATCTTAGAAGGATTATGGATTGGCGGAACAGATGATAATGACATCTACGACCAATTAGAAAAGCCAATGATTAGGCGAGAGCATTTCGATACTGTCTTTACGGCGTATGCGTGGGCTAACCCTGTGGATTGGTTTGTCAAAGAAATTCGTTATGGTTTCTACGATAGTCATGTAGAGGGTGAAGCAGGTTTTAATCCTGCTGAGTTAGACGACATAGCCTCGATGGCGTATGCGGATTGGCAGAGGGGTAAGAAAGTTTTATTCCGTTGCCAAGCAGGTATGAACCGTTCGAGCCTATGTGCCGCTTTGGTTTTGATGAAGGCGGGATACACGGCAGATGATGCGATTGCGCTTATTCGTCAGAAGCGAAGCAAGTACGCACTATTCAATAAGACTTTCGTAGATTACCTGAAAAGCCTGTAAGCGACACGCAGGTCAGGAAGGCTTGACTTATGTCAGGAAGGTCTGTATCATTAAGGTATTAACAAAAGTTGTTAATAAGAAAAGGGGTAGAAAAATGAAGACAGAAGCAAAGTTCATCAGACGCCGTATCGCAGTTGCCGTTATCTTTTTTGCTTTAGTTGGTTGGGCGTTTGACGCTACAACACCTGAACAATGTAAAGTGCCGACAGAGCAGATGAGCCAATTCTGTGTAGATTTAATCTACCCATAATCGAAAGGGGAACAAAATGAAATGCTTAACTTGCGGAACTACTGAAGACATAGTGTATTCAGGCGTAGATGCTTTCTGCCTCGGAGTAGAGACAGAGAAGATTTGCTACTCGTGCGCTAATGCGGTTGCCTTACAAAAGAGGGCTTACGAAACAAGAACACCAAACTATTTACTGGAGTCAGCCAATGAAGGTAACTAAAAAAGGAAAGGCTTTCCTCAAAGAGAGAGAAAGAACTACCCCACTTCGTGCAGAGTTTTTACTTAAGTTTGCCTTTATGAGTGACGAACAGTTTTGGAAGTGGTCTGAACTAAAGACAACTGCCGAAGCAAGAGCGTTTATGGAAGCAATACCAATGCCTCCAATGAGAACAAACAAAATGTTTATCGAACTAGAAAAACAGGAAGGTAGCAAAAAGTAAAAATGGCACTAGACACGGGAACTTTAATCGCAATAATGATTGCGCTCGCCGGCTCATGTACGATGATGGTTATCTGTATTCGCAGAATTGGCGAATTAGAAAGACAGAACAGATTTCTACGCAACCAACAACTAAAAACGAAGGTAGGTAAGTAATGGATACAACTCAAGTAGTAGTCCCCGACAACTGCGGGTTTTCATGTCAGTTCGAGTGGATTGAGGTTTCCTCAAACTTCTTCAATGTTTCCGTCTATACGCCTGCGCTTATCGCTGGCTTGGCTGGGTATCTAATGTACCGATTTGTTAAGAAGAACAAGAAGCGCAGCCCACTTGAGAAAAAGTAAAAACATAGAGGCAGACGCTTCTAAACTCTATGACTCAGGATTGTCCATAGACAATGTTGCTTTGGAGTTAGATGTTTGCTACCGAACAGCAAGAAGGGCTATTAAGAACGCTGGTGTCACACTTCGTGACCCCTCCGCCCGCCTGAAAGGGCGTACAAGCCCTAAGAGAAAGAAGGGTTAAATGAACAACCTTAGTATAGTTTGGACAGCCGTAGTAGCCGTTGTGGCAGGTCTAGCGTCAATTCTAGCCTCTATCGCTGGTAACGCCTCGCTATCTGTAAGTTTCGGTCTGTGTGCGGTTGCTTCGGCAATGCTCGCAAGCCGAGAACGCTAAGCCGTTCCTTAGCGCGAGAGACTCACTAACAACCTTCCCCGTTGGTGAGTCTTTCTTTTGGCGTGTCACTTGCTTTATTTGTTTAATACTGTTATTATTTGCCTTATCAAACAGAAAGGAAGTCCAAATGCCCATCTCACGCCCGCAATACGCGACCTGCTACACATGCGCTCGCGAATTCACTCATGTATGTACCTCTGAGGGTTCATACTGTCAGCACCACGATTTTACTGGTTTCGTTACCGCCTGCGACACCTGCCGTGTTTCAACTCAACAAAAGTTCCTCGCGCTCTACAAGTAAATAACTTAAGGAGAGAACCCGCTGCGGCGGGTTTTTTCTTGCGCTCGCAATTTTTACTTTTTGCTATCCTGACCGGCGCGGAGGGATCTGGCTGGCTACAAACAACTTCGCGTGTCGCTTGCTTGACTTTATAGTGTTTATGTTTTATACTTATGCTATTCAACCAACAAGGGGGCTCAAAATGTCAGTATCAACAATCGCAACATCACTCGTAAATTCTGTTCACCACGCAGAGCACCGCTTTGCAGACCGCATCATAACTGCGGAGACAAAAGATTTTCAGGTTCAGAACGCGACGCGCCAAGCGTTCGCTCAGGTGTCCGATGTGGACGCGTTATTCGAGGAGTTCGTTGCGCAACTCGATGCGCACCAAGTCAAGTGTCCTTTCTGTGGAAAGGCATAAAAATGAGCACCTGCCCCGATTGTGATGCGCCAAGCGTCAATCCTAACGACTTCTGTGAGGAACACATCCCTACCTGCGAAATTTGTGATGGCTACATTCCTTATCGTATTGCGGGAAAGCATTATGCCAACTGCGGTTCGCGTTCTTGTGAAAATCGCTACTACGAAAACTAAGATTTAGATGCGGGGGGTGGAGAAAGATCCTGCCTGAGTTGTTTTTTACTTTTTGCTAGTTAGGTTGCGGTCGCTGGCTCTGGGCGTGTCGTTGCTTGACTTAGAATTATGTTTAATGTATTATTGTGTAATGAAAGGGGTTAAAATGAAAAAACAAGCAAAAATCCAAATCATTTACATAAATTGCTGGAAGTGCGGGGTTTCAATGTCCTTGCCTGAAAGAGACTACTATCACGGCGCAAGTTGTGGGAAATGCTGACAAAAAGACGACTTTCCTGACCTTCCTGTGCTAGAGTATTACCTATGAATGACGAAAGACGACTTGAAAGGTAAGTAGTACCTGTCTCCCCAATGAGGGTGGCTGAGTTGGCTAGTACAGCAACCAACTGCGGTTAGTTGAACGCAGAGTCCATGTCCCCAAACAAAGGAATACCAATGAATACAGTTCCTAATAAAACTGTCGAACAAATAATTAGCGTAATCATTGCGGTTGTGCTGGTTTCCTGTTTCTCGAGTTATGTTCAGACTTCGAGCGCAGATGTAGTAACAAATAAAGTAACGAAGGCTCAACTGGCTGAAGAGATTGCTTTACATGAAGAAAAGATTAGAGAACTTCGCCTTAAGAAGTTTGCAGAACAACGAACACCGCTTACAGATGAAGAACTAGCCCAAATGCTTTACGCAGTTGGTTTTGAGGGCAAGGCTCTCCGAGTTGCTTGGGCAGTTGTAAAGAAAGAGTCCAACGGACGACCACTAGCCTTCAATGGCAACACCCGTACTGGCGATAGTTCATACGGTATCTTCCAAATCAACATGATTGGTGGATTAGGCGTAGCCCGCCGAGAGAAGTATGACTTAAAAACAAATAGAGAATTATTCGACCCTGTTGTTAATGCTGAGATTGCGCTTCACATGACTAACGAAGGTGAGAATTGGAGTTCTTGGAAAGTTGGGAGCGGGTATAATGGTATAGACCAAGCCCGTTTCTTAGACTGGTATAAGAAATTTCCAGAAGGAGTAACCCTTTCATGACAGTAAACCCAATTCAAGGTCAAGTAGTTCCGACACCCGCCGAGTGGGTTGCTGAACCACACCATGAAGAAGTTGTAGTTCCCGTTGAGGAGCATAGAGTCGAAGAAGTAGTTGTTGCTGTTGAACCAACACCAGAAGTTGTTGTTGAACCAACGCCGGCTGCGGTTGAAGAAGTAGCAAAAAGTAAAAATGAAGATCCAGAACCAGCTGCCGGCTCAGAAGAAAAAGTTGTTCATACATCAGCCCTGGTTTTCAAGTCTAATTCTCACAATTCTGTATCAGTTGGTTTGGTACAAGGACGCTTAGTTGAGATGGGATTTGTCGCTGCAAGTTCAGACAAGTACGGATGGCTATGCGAAGGAACAATGGAAGCCCTCGCTGAGTTTGCTAACATAAGCGTAGAAGAAGTTGACCTCAAAGATGCTTCAGTCATTGAAGCGTTGTTTGCGGGTACACAAGTTAAGGTCATTGACTGTAAGTAATTCATAATCAGCGTCCAGTCCCTCGTCTAAAATTGAGGGGCTGGGCGCTTTTTACTTTTTGTTAAGCGCTTTCGTGTGGAACATGGAAGGACGACACAATGGCAAAGAAAATGATAACGGAAGATGAGCGTGAAAATGCTTTCCTAGAGAAGGCAAAGATGCTTGTTGGTCGTGTAGTCGCGGTGTTTGCTGCGTCTGGATTGTCTGTAGTTGGTGCGGGTTCTCTCTTTGGTATCGAAGTGTGGAAGTCTATTGCGCTCGCTGGAGGTTTGGGTGTCGCTACTGTTGTAGAGGCTTTATCCCGCGCCTATCTAGCGGACGGAAAACTTACTACCTCCGAGATTAACGATGCATTTCGCTTAGTTGATAAGAAGAAGGCTGACGACTAATACGGATTATCAAAAAAGAAACCCCCTAGTTTTCGCTAGGGGGTTTTTTAATTGTTTTATTTTACGCTCCAAAGATGAAACATAAAGCGACTGCGACACCTACGCCAATGAAGGCTCCGACAGGGCCGGCTACATCTGCGTACTCATCTAGCCAATCTATTACTGCTGTAAATGGATTCATTTTTCTTTCCCCCTTTTAGGTTCTCCCTGAACCAATAAGATAAAGATACACTACTGCCTAACATTTGTCAAACGACACGCCGAGGTAGAGGATTTAATTTTAGGCGGTTGCTCTGCGGTTAGAGGCTTTGATTTGTCTGTAGACACTAGAGCCTCCGTCTGAAGTCTTGTAACCATACCGAACGAGTCTGAAGACAAGCCCCGAGGTAGTAACTCCAAGTAACTTACCAAGTCTGTACATAGAAACCCCATGTACTGTGTGCGCTTCGTTAAGCAAGTAAGAATACTCTTCGGCTTCAGCGCGGTAACGCGGTGAGTTCGAGCGAACCTTCTGCGCTATCGGTTGAAGTTCTTTGAGCCTCGCTAGTAGTTCAGCGGGAGGCAAGGCATGAATAGTCAATGAAGACTTAGGTTCATGCTTTGGAACCTCAGGGATTACTAGAGTTGGAGGTACAGGTTCTGCGGTGTGCTTGCCTATAATAATTCTCACCATTTCATTTGATAGCCCTGCTGATTTAGCAATGCTTACATGTGTCCACCCTGCGTGTACTAGCGCAATGATGTAATCATTTCGCAAGTTCTTTAGGTTGCTTTTAGCCAATGCGGTGAAGTTGTTTGTAACCTCTTCAGGTAATTGAACATTAGCAACCTTGTTCATGCCTGCGCGTTTGTAGTAGTTTTTACTTTTTGCTAACTGTGTTTCTTCGATTGTCGTTGTCATTTGTAGTTTGTCCTTTGTCTTTTATAGTCCGAATAGTTTTCGTAGTTTGTTTGCGGTGGCTTCGTCAAGTCCGAGGGTTGAGCCTTCGTCATCTGTTCCACCTGTAAAGATTACATTTCCTTTGATTAAGTCTGTCTTTCCGAAAGACTCTTCCCATAGGTCTGTTGCTAACGGGTTGAAAGGCAAGCCGATTAGTTTGCCTTCTTCGTTGCACCACATAGTGAGAGTTGGGCTTAGGTCTACTGCCTCTACCCAACCACCGACTGCTTCTTGAAGTTGCTCGAGTCTTTGTCCCTCTTCAGCGATTTCGACCTCTACTGCTACTCCGTCTGTATCTAGTTTAATTGCTAACATTTGTTTTCTCCCTTTGTTGTTATGCCGTAAGTCTAGTACTAGTGTTCTCATTTGTCAAACTGTCGTACATACCACCGTCACACTGCTGCGGTGCGTTGAAGTTGTTTGTAGTTGCGCGGCCGGCGAGCGCATTTTTTGTTTGTATAGTTTTTACTTTTTGCTATAGTCCCCATTTTTTTTTTGACAATAAGAAACCCCCCCATGCGGGGGGCTTCCCTCTAGTCCTTTTACATTTCGTTAGTATGACTGTCTAGGTGGTCCATAATCTGTGTGACTCCTACGAACATAAGGTTACAAGTTCCACAAGTTACCTGAACATTTTTAGGATTAGCAATCATTGCATCGAATACGCTTTTTGACATTTTACTCCCCCTTGTTTGTTGTTGTTGGTATAAGTATAAGGCACACCATACGCCAATGTCAAGTATTATCAACCAATTCTTTTGTGATGTCCCTCACAATGCGGTAGCCTCTATTTTTACTTTTTGTTAAGGGACATAGATAAACCCCCGCTTTCGCGGGGGCTTGTCTGTTGTTTTTAGTTAGTTGCCCAGAAATCTTCTACTGCGTAGTTCTCAGCCTTGAACGCCTTGCGGTTTGTCTTGCGGGCTTCCAATACCCACATGATAATGATTGGTGTATTTAGAAGTAGAGCACCTGCAATAATCTGAAGTAGTGTTGATAACATTTTATTCCCCCTGTTTTCTAAGCACCCTTTGTGCTTATGAGATAAGAATACCAGACTGTAGGCTAGTGTCAAGTATTATCAACCAATTCTTTTGTGATGTCCCTCACAATGCGGTAGCCCCTGTATTTGTTTCTTTCATAACTACTACCCTCTCGATTGATGCGGTAGCACCTAATAGAAGTTCATGAAATTGTTCGTAGTCCTTGTGACTACAAGTAAAGACACTACACCCCCCTACACCTAAGTCAAACTACTTTACTATTATTTTATGTAATGTCTATAACACCTACCTAGTCACCCCCTAGCCTGTAGATAGACCTGACCAGTCATGACCAGTCATGACCAGTCATAACTACCTGACCAGTCATGACCAGTCATGACCAGTCATAACCAGTCACCTAAGGGAAGTTGTCTGTAGTTCATAGACCTACTACCTATCAACCAAGACCTATGTTACTCACTAGTAACTCACTCACTACTACTCTCTATGTTACTCACTAGTAACTTAACTATGTATCTATGTTACTCACCAGTAACTTAACTATGTATCTATGTTACTCACTAGTAACTTACTCATTTCCTATGTTACTCACTAGTAACTTACTCTTTATACCTCTCAGATAACTCTCAGGATTGGATTATAGGAGTAATTCTCAGGAAACTTTAAGGTACTAGACTCTCAGCCAGTTCTCAGGAAAATAAAAATTAAGCAAAAATAAAATAAATTATCCGGAAACGATTTGGAAAAGCCCCGCGCCCATGCAAAGCCGTCTCGCAGGCCAAAAGCAAAAAACGGTAATGTTCATATATTTTAACGATTCGTCCAATGCTTCCGCTGCTTCAACACTCACTGTACGCTTCTGAAAAAGACTGTACGATAGGTCAGTGAAACATAGCCAGAAATTACCAGACGACGAAGTTCGTTTTATCTCTGCCATGTCTCCAGAACTTATTCCAGGACGCCTCCGCGCCCTTTGGGAAGCAGGTTGGTCTTTGGGAGTTATTGCTAAATCCCTCAAACCTGTTCGCCCAAAGTCCACAGTTCACTTCTGGGTCAAGAACGCTGCTAATCAGGAGCAAACACGAACAATTCCCTCTCCTCCAGCTAAATCATTGACCTCCTCCGCACCGCTTGCGTCTTCCCCTCGCATGCGTAGCATTTCTCCAGAAGTTCCTCTTGATATGGTTGCTCATATTGGCCAGTTGGCAGAGTTGTCGAAGCGTTATAGGTCTAAAACACCTTCTTCCAGCCCCCTAGCACAGGCAAATAGAGAACTTACAGAGATTGCTCTAGACCTTTATCACCGAGGAGTCCCCGCAGCCTCTATTGCTCAAGCCGCAGGAGTTACTTATCGTGCTATGGCAAGAAGGATCGCTAATGGTTAAACCCACAAGCAGTGAAGACCTTGTTGTAGCAGTTTGGGCTAATCCAAAGAAGCAAAAGGGACGCCCTAACGCTCGCACGCTTGAGACTTTGATATCTGAAGCATCAATTCATCCTATTGCGATGTCTTTAGCCTCTTTGAAAGCAATTCAATCTTGGAAAAGTTGTCCAGTAGCAACAACTTCTATAGAAATAGACTTTTTGTTGACTCCAGAGATATCTAATAGAGAAAATCCTATCCTCATTCCGATATCTTTAGCCAAGTCCTATCTGGGTTGGCAAGAATTCTATGTTTCACCGATACATGCGGAGAATAAGTGAGAATCAGAGCAGATGTCTTCCCAGCAGTACTTACCATTGCTGAGCCAGGCTCGTTAGAGGATATAAATGAACTACTTCCACGAGGCGGTGCGCCGAAAGGCTCTAGAAAGTTAGACAGATGTAGGATTATTGCTACCGAGGAAAAGATTATGGTTGTTGTTGACGACCCTTCTGGCCCAAAACTTATCTTTAGTGAAAATATAACCTTCTACTCTAAGGAAGAAAAGGTTCATAGGGTGATTACTGAGTCTGGAAAGATGATTGCTTTCCGAAAAGACGAAAACTGCGGATGTGGCTCACGCCTACGCAGTTGGAGCCCATATGGAAGCATTTTAATGTCACAAACGGACGGAGAATAATGACAACGCTAGAGTTTTTAATTATGGGATTGGCTACATACAGAATCACTAGGCTAATTATTCGTGATGAACTACTAGCAAGACCTCGTAATTTCTTCTGGAAGAAATTCCCTCCAGAGAAGTCTTTATTAGGATATCTCCTGACTTGCCCTTGGTGTATAAGCATTTGGGTCGCATCAATTCTTCAAATATCTAGTATCATTAATCCAGAAGCCACGTATGTAGTCGAGATAATTTTTGCTCTATCTGCAATCGCTGGCCTGTTAACTGCACATGAAGAGCGGTAGCCCCTCATGTTCCGTAACAACGACGAGGAGTTAAATCAGTGAGCGTATTTAAGCGCAGCGAACCAAACAATGACTCTACTCCCGTCTCCGTGCCAAAAAAGAAATCTGCTCCTAAGAAAAAAACACAGTCGAAGCAGACAACTCGTTCTCGCACACAATCTAGAATTCCTCAAGCTGCTCCGATAATCAGTGGAGCCGCATCTGTATTCCTATCTCAAACAAATCAAGCGCAAGCAGTTCCATATAACCAACCTCGCTCTCTTACAGCAGCAGCGGTACAGGTAAAGCTAAATGACAAAGGTTAATCAGAGCAATTTAGAAATCGCCGCTCTGCTGCTTCAAGTGCATGGCAAGCAGAAGCATGGGAGTACTACGACGCAATTGGTGAAATCAAATATGCATTCAATCTTGTTGCATCAGTTGTATCACGAATCAGAATTTTTCCAGCAGTAATTGATGACCCTTCTCAGGCTCCAACATCAGTACGTTCTTCAACAACTTTAGATAAACAACTATCTGCTGCAGCAGAGCGAGCACTTTCTCGTCTTGATTCTGCATACGGTGGACAAGCTGGTCTCCTCCGAGATGCTGCACTCAACCTTTCGGTGGCTGGCGAATGTTATCTAGTGCAGATGCCAGAGCGTAAGGGCTCAGGTATTCCAGAGTCTTGGGATATTCGTTCTGTAGATGAAGTAGTTATAGATGCTCGTGGCGGATACAACGTAGTAAGTCGCCGTGAGCAAACAAGTGGTGGCGGAAATACTGGCCCAACAACTCATTTAGGTACCAGCGCATTTGTTGGTCGCATCTGGCGTTCACATCCACGCTTTTCTGATGAATCAGATTCTTCAATACGCGGTCTGCTAGACCTTTGCGCAGAACTACTTCTTCTTAACAGAACGTTCCGTGCAACAGCACGCTCTCGCCTAAACGCTGGCGCACTTTATCTTCCAGATGGTTTGTCAGTTGCTGCACAAGGCGACCCAGACTATCCGTATGAAGATGGAGAAACAGATCCTGGTTTCACAGCAGAAGAAGCAGAAGACGAGTTTGAAGACCAACTCATCGATGCGATGACAACTCCGATTCGTGATGAAGAGTCTGCATCCGCTGTTGTTCCACTTATTATTCGCGGACCTGCTGAACTTGGTGACAAGATTAAGCAGTTTAAGTTTGAGCGTTCATTCGACCCAGCACTTGCACAACGCGCAGACCGTGTTCTAGAGCGCATCCTTCAGGGACTAGATGTTCCTAAAGATGTTGTTACTGGCTTAGCAAATGTTAAGTATTCAAACGCTTTACAGATTGACGAAGGACTCTACAAGGCGCACATTGAGCCTTTGATGCTTCTTATTGTTGATGCTCTAACAATTGTTTACCTGCGTCCATACTTAATTGCTCAAGGCTATTCTCCTTCAGATGTTGACCGCATTGTTGTTTGGTATGACCCATCAGCAGTTGCTACTCGCAATGACCGCGCAACGGATGCAGATTCAGGATTTGACCGTGGCGCTGTTTCTTACGAGACATGGCGTCGCGCTCATGGTTTCTCAAACGCAGATGCTCCTACATCAAATGAAATCGCAATTCGTATGTTGTTTGAAAAGGGTGCAATCACTCCAGAACTTACAGAATCAATGCTTGCAACTGTTGCCCCAGAGATGATGGAAGCAGTTCGCAGTGCTCAACAAGCAGCCTCCGTTGCTCCGCTTCCACCAGGGCTTGAAGACATTCTTAAGGGAGCCATAGCAACCCCTGAGACAGCAGCTCCAGCAGAGCCAGCCCCAGAAACAGAGCAGTAATGGCTGAAATTAACGGCTGCCCTCCTGCTACACAGGACATTGCACTTAATCTTACTAATCGTAAGAAG